AAAGTCACAGGAGGTGATGGGTCGGAGCAGATTTTTAGAATCTACAAGATCGATGAACCTATCAACATGATTTCTTCGGTTCATTGCCAACATATTACTTATGATTTAAGTAAAGTAGTTGTTAAACCCTTTACTGCAACAGGTGCGGCCAACATCAAGAACCAATTAGTAAGTAATATGTTAGGTTCTTATCCATTTTCTACATGGACAGACATCACCAATACTACATCAACATTTACAAACGATATTCCTAGATACTTTAGAGAATGTTTAGGCGGATATGAAGGTTCTGTGTTAGATGTATTAAGACCCGAGTATGAATGGGATAACCTAACAGTTAAACTCCATGCGAGAAGAGGTGCAGACAACGGAGTTAGAATTTCCTACGGCAAAAATCTTATAGACTACTCACAGGAACAGAACAATGAAAATGTCTATGATGGTGTCTATGGTTATGCCGTAGTCGATGAAGTAACTTATAAGGCAGATTCCTACTACAACAAAACAGGTGCGACCTATCCAAGAATTTTAAACGTAGACTTCTCTAGTGATTACGAAAGCGGACAGATTCCTACTCCTAGCGAGTTATTGCAGAAAGCCACAACCTATGCCCAAAACAACTCTATTGAAGTTCCATCTATCAATATAAAAATAGACTTCATTCCACTTTGGCAGACCGAAGAATACAAAAACATTCTTCCGTTGGAAAGAGTCAGTCTAGGCGATACTGTCCATGTCTATTTTGATAAATTAAACGTAGAAGCATCGAGTAGAGTTATTAAGACTCAATGGAACGTATTAACCAATAAGTATGACAGTATAGAATTAGGCGATGCCAAAGCAAATCTAAATACGATTATTACTGATTCTATCAGTACGGCAGTAGATGAAGCAGTAAGCGATTTAGATATTGATGTCGGTTGGTTAGATACCAAAGCCGAGAATATGTTCAAACTTATTGCGAATGGTGTAGGGTTACACATCACAAAGGATAGTGCCGGAAGAATCATTCTTCATAACGAAGAAGACATTTCCCAATCCAAATACCAATACATGATAACCGCCCAAGGATTCATGATGAGTGATGACTATGGGCAAGAAGGTTCATGGCGAAGCGGTTGGACTACAAGTGGCGATGCCTACATGAATTCATTAAGTACGATAACATTAAGGGCATTGGATATTTATGGTTCATACATCTATGGTACAGAAGTGCAAGGTTCAAGAATCACCTTTGGTGACCCTAATGATACAAGCGGTAAATACATTACTGCTCAACAGTACGATGCCGATGACGATACCAACTATGATGGAGTTTCCTTTGATGGAACAGGATATGTAAGGTTTCGACCTCAAGAACAGTTTATAGTGAACAACCTTGATGGAAACAGCAATCCTTTAAATGAGTTCGTATTAGGATCTAACGGAACGTATGGACAGGCTTTTGTTACGTTGAAGAACTATGACCACAACAATCATTTATTGGCTAACTCCATTGATATGGATGACAACTATTATGATACAGGCGGTTATTCAACGAGATACAACAGATTGGAACTTGAAAACTGCAAAACATCAACAGGAACACAATATCTGTCTAACCAACTTTCACTTGAAGCAAGACCATCAAAGAACAGAACATTTATTGCAAATAAACTGTTTCAAAATGGTGAAAAAGATGCCAATACCATTGAAATGCAGTCCCATTCAACGAGTAGCAACTACATTGACATAACAAACTACAATTATAATGGTGAAAAAAAGGCAAACAGGCTTGAGTGGTATGCAACATCCGCTGTTACGTTTTCATCGATGGACAACTATCAGCCAACATCGAGTGGACTTGCGAACAGATTGCAGATGCGAGGTTCAGTAGTAGGCTCAGGCGATTCATCAGGAAACTTTATCAAACTAGAAAACTACAATGTGGACAACTCAAATGATGAGGTTTCAACAAGAATCGAATTGCAAAAAACACGAAACGAAAATGCCATAAGAATGCAAGTATTAAGGTCTGGTTATAATATCGCCTACATAAACATCACAAGAGATTCAAGTGCAGATGTGTCGATTAGTTTGACCATTCCTAACCAAACAGTAAACGGCAAACAATATAACGGATGCTCTATTGATATGTACAGTTCATCAGGAAAACTGTTCTTGTATGGTTCAGGTGGAGTGTACGCAAACAATACACAGATAGCCTAAAGGAGAATCTATGAAAACATCACAAGCAGAACAACTTTTAATCAATCTCGATTCATTAACTGAATGTAAAGGTTCAATTGGATTCAAAATTGCCTACAACATCCGCAAGTTGAGTGATGAACTGAAAGAGTATGTTCAATTCAAACAGGAGTTATTTAAAAAGTACGGAGAAGAGAACGATGGGCAACTTATGATCAATAGGGAAAGTCCAAACTTCTCTTCTTTTATTAAAGAGTTGAATGAACTTGACCAAGAAATAGAAATCCCACTAATGAAATTCAATGAGAAAGATTTAGTGGAAAGCGGTTTAACTGCCAAGGAAATGGCAAAAGTGTGGGAGATAGTGGAATGAAAGTTAATATGACACCGAATCCTTTGGATGTAGTGACCATCCATGCATCACAAGGTGATACCGAAGCGAGACAATGGGAATTTGAGTTACATAATAACGGAGAACTGATCGATACAAGCGATGTCAAGGAACAGTTAGTGTTCAAAACCTACAAAGGCGGAACGGAACAATTACTGCCGGAAAACGGAAGTACACCTACAACATCTCCGTTTAAGGGTGATATTAAATATCCTCAAGGATTATTGACAGACCAAGAATTTACTTACAGACAGAGTCCTACTGAAGAAGATGGATTGGCAAAAATTACTGATATAAAAGGGAATACGTTAGTTTGGAATCAGTTATTTAACACTATTCCTTCATCTTCAAATGATGGAATAACAACGGAATACAACGCAACAACACATCTTTTCTCCATTACTAACAACAACCGAACATCTAACTATTCAAGTGGTTCGACAAGAGGAAACCTAAATTTCAGTTTGGTAAAAGACCATAAATACTTCATACGTTCAAGTAAAGATGTTCTTGGAGTTGTTATCGGTGAAAGTGGTGGTGTTTTTCACGCCTTAAATACAATCTTTACGGCAGTTGCTGATTATGACACTCCGTATATAAGAATCACTTATCAGTATGATTTTGTAACGGCTCATCCTGTGGGGGATGTGACATCATTTTATTTGAATGTCTTTGACCTTACGGCTATGGGGTTTGACTCTCTTACTGCCGAACAATTTACCTCATTATTTCCATTACCATATTATTCCTACAATCAAGGTTCTCTCTTATCCTTTATGGGTAATGGGATAAAGACAGTAGGGAAGAACTTGTTTGATGCAAATGCTATCGTGAATTCAAGCGGACATACAACTTATGTCTATGTTCAAGATGGCTATTTAAGGTTCTTAACAGGTAATCCAGACGCAACGGGAATTCATTGGGATAATCTTAATCTTCCTTGCCCATTGTATTTCAAAGGTTCAGTAAAGAACTTTGCATCCTCCTCAAATACAATACGAATTATTTTTGATTTATCTGACGGAACAACAGATTTTATTTCTTTCCAATCTGCTTTATCCGCTAATGAAGAGGTTTCTTTTAACAAAGTAATTGGAGCAAGTGGAAAAAAGGTAGTTCGTTTGAGAAACGCATGGACAGACAACAAAGGCGCAGGTATAAATCTTTCTGTTACGCAGTTAGAATTTGGCTCAACCTCAAGCGATTACGAGCCTTACACTTCATCTACCTTATCATTACCTATATCAACATATTTCCCAACAGGAATGAAGAGTGCCGGAAATGTATATGATGAATTAACAGAGAGTAAGGCGATTAGTAGAATAGGTGCAGTAGATTTGGGAACGTTAGCATGGAATCGCACTACATCGTATGCACATCCTGTTTTCTATGCAAACCTAGCGGGTGTAAATCTAAGCAGCGACCTTATCTGTACGAAATTTGATTTTGCAGGTAATATTTATGGCAGTGCGTATCAATTTGCTCAAGGTGCAAGTGATAATTCCATCAGTGCAAATAGTAATGGAAATAATCAAATCTATGTAAGAGCGGATTCAATCACAACGGTCAATGATTTTAAAGCATATGTGAATGGTGTTTTTCTTATTCATGGGCTTGCCACACCAACAGAAACCTCATTCACTACTGCATCATTAGTAACAGAGAACGCCGAAATCCCTTTATCCAATAATGATGGTGTTTTGATCGGTAAATGCACCGAACAGTTAAGCGAGAATCCTGGATTTATTGATGCCAAAATCAAATTAAGCGATAGCGATGGCGAATGCTATTCAAATAAGATTCAGCTTCACATCGAAAGGAAACCATCATGAAAGCACTATTGGTGTTAGATATGCCTTACTCATGTGCTGATTGCAGATTTTGTCAGTACGAAGATTCAATCAAAAGTTCTTTCTGTACTGCCGATCCATCACATATGTTCAAGATGAATGAAGAAGGCGGTGTGTATTCAATGCGAAGAGATTTTTGTTGCCCTTTAAAGTCTTTGCCACAAAGATACGATGAAGATGTCATGCGAGAACAAAAAGGTTGGAACAGATGTCTTGATGAAATCTTGGGAGATTCAAAATGATAACTAACACATACAATCTAAACATGATTCCTGACCGAGTCTTACCATTAGTTATGGTGAGCCAATACGATTCTTCTAGGAGAATCGTTTTTAATTTGTTCAACGGCACAGAAGAATATCAGCCAACGAGTGCAAAGGTTTTAATTGGAACAAATCAGTATGAAGGAACAGTAAGTGGCAATCAAGTTACCTTTAACGTACCGAGCGAACTGACCCAAACTGCTCAATATTTATTTGGGGAAATCGTTGCAACGGATTCCAATGGCAAAATGGGTTCGTTAAACTTCAAATTTAAGGTCGATAGCACACCGATGGAAGTTATCCAAACAAATACTCGAACTTTAGGCAAATCGCTCTCTAACGGCTTAAAAACGGCTTTAGAACCGAAAATAACCATAGAAACAGTAGACAAGCCTATCGAAGAACCTGTCGAAGATGATTTGACCGATGAAGAAATGGAAGAACTGATCGAAGAGCAGACAAAAGCATACGAAGAAGAAGCAGAAGAACCTGTCGAGGAAACAGAAGAAGAACCAACAGAAGAAACCGAACCGATAGAGGAGAATGAAGATGAATAAACAACTGATCGCATTCTTTACAGAAGAAGAATCTTTCTTTAGGTATGTTTTGGTCATCATTGGAATCTACTTTGCACAGACATTTTTCAAAGTGAGTGCTTGTAGAAGACAAGGGAACTTCAGTTTTAATGAATTGGTGAATGGTATGGTAGACCACTTTATCTACTTCGTAGGCATTGTGATTTTCTTCTTTGCCGGAACTTTAATTCCAAACGAGAACATCATTACGTTTGCAGATAAAAGTTACAACATTACCGATGCTTTGACTTTATTGGCTTACGTTTTGATGGCAAGACAGGCTTACAAGTGTTTTCAAAACATTCAAGAGAAGTTTGAAGTGAGCGATGATGATATCCCTAGAACCAAGACCGATGTAACAGAGTTAAATGATTACGGAATGAGAGGTTAATATGAAATATTCAATTCAAGACCTTTCTTACAATGGGAAATACAGAGAACAATGTTGGGATAAGAGATTTAATCCAAATGCCGACATTGAGAACGGATTGGCTAATTGTACAACGGCAGTATATGCTTTCTGTCTAATAGAAGGCGACCCAATCCCTGTATCGAGAATCGTATCAGCGAACAGATGGCATGAGGTTCTTATTAACGATTGGACATATATCCCTTATGATCCAAACGAAGTAGAAGTAGGCGATATTATCGAATGGGTGCAAGGTTGCCATGTCGCAAAAGTAGGCGATATCGTAGATGGCAAACCTTACATCAATGGTGCATACTACACAGGTGAACATG